GTTGGAGGAGAGGCTGCAGCAGAAACATCAGGCTCTGAAATATCATTGACATATACACCAGGTACATTTGAAAATCCGTCAACAGCATCTCTTGGAGATGTTTTAGGTACCGTTACATGGGAAGACCTTTCAATAGGAAACAGAGATGATGCTACAGCAATGCGTATACAAGGAGTAGTAAACGGCGTTGCGACTGATGGTACTGCAATAAAAGGCGGAATGAATTTCGCTATTGGTAGTTCAACTGCTGGAGAACCTATAACCGAAACAATGCAATTATCTGAAGGAGGCTTAACACTTTCAAGTTCAAGAGTAGGTTATGATTCTGGGCTATTCGTAAATGGGCATGTGATAGTAGGCCACACAGCTGATGACGATGATAGAAAAATATCTTTTACAAACGACAGCACAGGTAAAAGATGGGTAATGGGATTTGATGAAAATCAGTCTGTATTTGCAATACATCAAGGTGCGTCTTTTACAACTCACAATGATTTTGAAATATCATCAACTGGTAATGTAGAAATGCAAAATGATTTAAGAGTTAAAGGAGATATAACAGTTCAAGGAAATATAGTTGCTCAAGAATTCCATACAGAATTAGTTTCTGCTTCAGTAATATACGAATCAGGTTCAACAAAATTTGGAAACTCATCAGACGACTTACATGAATTTACAGGAAGCTTTGAATTGGTAGGTACAATGTCTAAAGGCACTGTTAACGGAGGTACCTTTTAGGTACAAAGGAGATATTTATATATGTCTACTAGTATAGAATGGAATAACGCTAATGTAAATTGGAACAGCAATCCTTTTTTGTGGAGTGACGTACAAGAGATAATAGCTGAAATCGAATCTGGAGGCGGAAGCTGGGAAGAGGTTGATAAAGACAAGAAAAAACGTAAACGCATAATACGGCTAGTGATGGAGCGAAAAGGTATTAAAATTTACGATGAAAGAAAAGAAGTAAAAAATATAAAGGTTCACTTAGACGATATAAAATTAATCGCAGAGGAGATAAAGAAAAATGTACAAATTATACACGGATAAAATAGAAAACTTTGAAGCAAATATAAAACTAGAAGGCGCTTCACTAAAAAAGTCAAAAGCAAGATTAGTTATTGAAGCTGATGGTTTCGATGTAATGTTTAAAGGTACAATATCTGATGATGGAAAAGTTAAAGTACCTGTAAAAAGACTAAGAGGTCTTATAGATGAGAATACTGAAGGAACTATAAAGCTAGAAGTAATTGCAGAGGATACATATTTTACACCTTGGGAATCTAAATTTAAAGTAGAGCAATCAAAGAAAGTTACAGTAGAAGTAATTACTCAGAAAAAAGAAAAATTGCAAGAAATTAAAAATACAGTACATGTAACATCCCAACCTACATTAACGGAAAAAGAACACATTTTAAATCTGGTTAAAATGCTTGTTAAAGAAGATATTAATATAAACAATCTTACAATAAAGAAGAACGAATTGAATAATATAGTAGCAGAATATGTACAAGATAATCCTATAACTGATGAACAGAAAATACCAGTAATAGAAAAAGTAATAAAAGTTTTAGAAAAACGTAAATAGGGAAGTTATAAATGGCACTACCCAATCTGTCAGGTTCAAATATTCAAGATACATTTCAACGTGTAATACACACAGATGGAACAAATGTGTTTGATGGTACAGGCAGCGCAATGCCTTTACGGTTTGAAGGAAACAATGTGTATGTACCTGGTATACTAATAGCTGACTCTTACATTGTAACTCAAAGTATAACAAACGTAACATCAGGTTCAACAATATTTGGAAACTCATCAGATGATAGCCACAGATTTACAGGCTCATTAAGCATAACAGGAAATGTCAATGCAACGATAGATGGCGGGACTTTCTGATATTTATATAATAATGGAATAATAATATGTCAAGTACAATAATAATAAAAAATAGCGTAACAACAGGCAGTTCACCTTCAAGTTTAGAGACAGGTGAATTTGCAATTAATGTTGCAGACGGAAATCTGTTTTATGGTAGTGGTTCTCAGGTAAAACAGCGATTTAGTGTAAGCGAATTTACTTCTTCTGCATTTAGTGCTTCATCTGCAAATATAGAAGGTGCGCTTTCACTTGGCGGGTTTACAAATGTAAGTTCATCATTAGCATCTGCACTTGTAAACACAGATGATTTAGGAAATCATACTGCTACTCAAGACTTAAACATGGCAGGTTTCAATATCGATGCTGCAAAAGAAATAACGGCCTCAGGAAATATAAGTGCAAGTGGTAATATAATAGCAGATGACGCTGCATTTGATGGTACTATACAAGTAGGATTAGGAGGAACAAATACCGATGGAATAAAAATTGGTCCAGGAGGTAGTGAATCATTCCTTACAAACATAAATGGTTTAAGGTTACAACCAAATACTCAAGACCCAACTCAGCCAACAACACCTCATGTAACAATAGGTGCGGATGCTCATATAACAGCCTCAGGTAATATAAGTGCAAGTGGTAATATAAAAGGTTCATTATTTAATAGCGACGTTGGTATAACTATAGCAAGCAATAGAGTTATCTATGATTCAGCAGGAGATAATATAAAATTAGAAGACTCAGGTTTGTGGGTAGAAGGTGGCGACATAACAGCATCAGCAAATATAAGTGCAAGTGGAGATATACATTCAGAATATTTATATGTTGGTGATGGTCCACACTCATATGTAGTAGATAGATTTTTACATTTAACTTCTGACTCTTCTGTATATTTTAGAATGACTTCGAATACTAATGGTAACTCTATAATAGAATTCCACAACAATCAAGAACCAGACTTTCTGATAGGTAATTTCTTTAATGTTGGTGGAATACAGATAAGAAGTGAAGATAAACAATATGCAAAATTTGGCGAAAGCGGCTCATCTCACCAAATTGAACTTTCAGGCAGTGTAGGTATCACAGGTCCTGCTGCAGAGTTAAATGTTGCAGGTGATGGTAATTTTACAGGTTCTCTTACAGCAGCAGTAAAATCATTTAGTATACCACATAAAACACAGAAAGGTAAAAAACTTGTATACGGTGTTTTAGAAGGACCTGAACACTCTGTTTATGTTAGAGGTAGAATAAAACAAAAGCAAATAGATTTACCAGAAGAATGGACTTGGCTTGTAGACGAAGACTCAATAACAGTTCAGCTAACACCTATAGGAAAAGGACAAAGTCTTTATATTAAGGAAGTTAGTAACAGTAGGATATTTATAGAAAACGATGCTATGTTTAGTAGTAAGATAGATGCTTATTATACAATACATGCAACTCGTAAAGATGTTAAAAAATTAAAGACGGTGCAATAGATGTCAGATATTAGAATAAGACCAGGACAAGGCGTAATACAATTTACAGGCTCTGCTAATCAAATAGCTTTTATAACAAGCTCTGATAATGTAGTGCAGTTTTCTTCATCGACAAAACTAGAATTTGTATCTACTGACCAAGTATCTGTATCTGGAAGTTTTGTGTTGTCTAGTTCTGCAGCAGATTCGTTTATAATAAGAATGGATGACGTTACAGGAAGTGCAGAAAAGTTTAAGGTTAACGCTCAAGGAATTGTTGTTATAGGTTCTGCAGGAAGTACACCTACAGCAGTTGAAGGCGGAATATATTATAAAAATGGAGTATTCTATATCGGTGATGATAATTAAAAAATTTTTACCGTATATTTATATATAGAAATACAAAAATAAGGAGATTTAAAACATGGCATCATGGAAAAAAGTAATAGTTGAAGGTGCAGCAGCAAGTTTAGGTTCATTAACGCTGACAACTGATTTAGCAGTTGCACACGGTGGTACTGGAGCATCTAATGCAGCAGGCGCTAGAAGTAATTTAGGAGTTGACGCTGCAGGGACAGATAACTCAACAGATGTTACTCTTACAGGAACACCTGACTACATAACTATATCAGGACAAGAAATAACAGTTGGTCAAATTGATTTAACCGCCGATGTAACAGGAGTACTTCCTTCGGCAAATTTAGATTCAGATACAGCACATTTATCAGGAACACAAACATTCGGTGGAGCAAAAACATTTAGTTCTAATATAACATTAAATGGTTCAATTGTTTTTGATGGAAATACTATTACAGGTATTAATGATTCAGGTGAATTTGATAATGATGATGCTCATATTATGACATCTGCCGCTGTTGAAGATAAAATATTAAGTTATGGTTATACAACAGGAACCGGTACAGTAGATACTTCAGGTACTCCAGTTGATGATGATTTTGCAAAATTTACAGATGCAAATACAATTGAAGGTCGTTCAGCAGCAGAGGTCAGATCAGATTTAGGTCTAGCAACTTCCGCAACAACTGATACAACTAATGCAAGTAATATTACTTCTGGAACTTTACCTAATGCGAGATTAGATGCACAGCTTCAAGATATTGCAGGTTTAGCTGTTACTAACGGCGGATTTATTGTTGGTGATGGTTCGAATTTTGTATTAGAAACAGCTGGAACTGCAAGAGCTAGTTTAGGAGTTGATGCTGCAGGTACAGACAACTCAACAGATGTAACACTTGCTAACACTAACTATTTATCTTTATCAGGCCAAACACTAACCGGTGGTACAGTACCTATTGGTAGTGGTGGTACTGGTCAAACAACTGCCGCTGGAGCTGCAAACGCTTTACTTAACACTTCACAAGGTGGTGCTCTTACGATTGGTGATGGTTCAGATACAATTACTATTGCTGGTAACTTAACTGTAAGTGGTGACACAACACAACTTAATGTTACAAACTTAAATGTTGAAGATAAATTTATAAATCTTAATGATGGCGGTTCTGCAGCAGATGCTGGTATCGTATTTGAAGGCCAAGGCTGTGCACTAGGTTGGGACGAATCAGCTTCAAGGTTAGGTTTCGACTTTGCAGGAGCAACTCAAAATCAAACAACTATAGCACCAGATGCATATGTATCGATGGTTGTTACAGGCTCAAATGCTTCATATCATTATAACGGTAATATAAAAATTGAAAGTAGCGATATTTATATTTACGTAGAATAATAAAAAGTGATAAAAAGGTTATACAATATGGCAATAAAAGGAAAGTCGTTTAAAGAAATCAAGGGTGATAAAAAGCCAGAATATCATTTGGTTCAACTTACGACAGAAGAAATAGGTATACTTTTACAGCTTGTTAAAAACTCAAATTTTAACGGTAACATGATAGATGCTCTTTATCATCTTACAGCAAAGCTCCAAAAGGAATATAATAAATAGTAAAAAGTCCGGTGTATGTTTTCATATGTCGGATTTTTTTATTATATTAGTATAAAAGGAGAATACAATGAGTTATACAATACAAGAATTAAATTTTATTAAAGCTGCAATAGGTGCTTCACAAATAACAGGTAAAGATGCACCATTCGTAGCCGGCGTTCTAGAAAAAGTTGAAAAGCAATTAGCTAAAGAATCTAAAAAGCTAGAACAAAAACAATAACAAAAACTATATATTTATATAAAACTAATTATTGGCCCGTAAGGGAAGTGGGCAGATTCGTCTGTAACCAACCATAAGGAGAAAGAAAAATGCCATCATGGAAAAAAGTAATAACATCAGGTTCTAAAGCCTCTCTTGCAAGCGTAACGTCTTCATTCGGAATCAAATCAGACTCCATCGAACATACAGCAGGTAGAAATTCAATATCAGGTATATTGTTTGATTCTACACAGGGAGAAGGCGCAATTGATATAGATTTTATAATAAGAGGCGCATCAAAACAAACAATTGATTCTAACAACACAGATATAAAAGGCGGTCTTAAATTATCAGGTACATCAGCAGGTACAGATAATACAGTGCTTGTCTTGAACTCATCAAATGTAGTAAAAACAGATGAGATAGATTCAAGAGTATGGGGTAGTTCATTATTAGACGGAACAAACGGAACAAATAATGAGCTTGCAATATTTACCGATTCGAATTCTGTAGAAGGAGACTCAGCCTTAACATTTGACGGAAGTACATTAACTGTAAATGGAGATGTTTCTGCAACAGGTGAAGTCGAAGGTTCTGACAACGTACTTTGGTGTGCTAATATATATTTTGCAAACAAAGCAACAGACAAAATGAACATTGGAAACTTTAGTTTTGGCTGGAATCACCACAACTGGACTGGTCAAATAACTTCTGCAAGTACAATGACTGTTAATAGAAACTACCAAAACTGTGGTGTACAGGTACCTTATAATTTAAAAAAGATAAAACTCAAAGGTCAGGTAAGACCTTCGGTTGACTCACCTACAATTAAAATGATGGTTTTTGTTGGAGACAGATCGAATGATACAACAACATCTGTAACATTAACAGAAGTAATACATGTATCTCAAACGACAACAGGAGGTAGATTTAAAAACTTTGATGGAGAAGCAACAGTAGATATTGACGAAGGTCAATTAATATTTGTAGGATTAGGTTTCCCATCTGTAGCAGGTAATACTAACGCAATAAAAGGAAACTTTACAATTTCAGGAACAAGGAGAATAGCTTAATGGCAAGAAAATCTATACTAACTATGACACAAATGCTTGCTCAATCTAAGGCAGGTACACTATCTTCAGACAATGAGGATTTTGGAAAAAAAGACCAGTATGCTTTAACAGCAAAACTATTAGGAGACACAGAGCTTGAAGATAACGTACCAGAAATTGCAGCAATTGTCGCACTTAATGCTCGTGTCGATGAGCTTGTTGCTCAGTCAAACGCAGAACTAACTGATTCTTTATCTTTAGGTACTACATCGACAACTGCACTAGCAGGAAACACAACAACAATTTCAAATTCACAGGCATCTGCAATAACAGCTAATTCTGCAAAGACAGGTATTACAAATTCACAAGCATCCGCAATAACTGCTAATACTGCAAAAACTGGTATTACAACTTCTCAAGCATCTGCAATTACTGCAAATACAGCAAAAGTAAGTTATGATAAAAATTTATCTAAAACTGAAGGAATAACGCTTAATGCAACCGTTACAGAAAGTAGAGGTTCATATACTTTAGTATTTACTATAACTCATGGTAGAGTAACAAAAACAGCAGAAATAACAATGAGTTAAAACGATATCGACTAAACTGATATTTATATATATGATAAAACTACAGGATATATTAAGCGAAGGAGTTTACGACCCGGGAATATTCAAGGCTGTGTTTACAGCTGGTGGCCCTGGTAGTGGAAAATCATATGCAGCATCAACATTATTTGGAATGCCAGAAAAAATGCCTTTTGTTTCTGCACAAGGTCTTAAATCAGTAAATAGTGACAAGTACTTTGAAACATATTTACAGATGAAAGGATTGAGTCAAGATATAGCAAGATTAAATCCAGATGAATACGAGCAAGCAATGCAACTAAGAAAGAAAAGTAAAACAGTTAGAGATGCTGCACTAAAAAATTATATAAATGGAAGGCTAGGTTTACTTATTGACGGCACAGGTAAGAATTATGGAAATATAGCAAAACAGAAAAAACGATTGCAGGATGTAGGTTATGACTGTTTTATGATTTTTGTAAATACGGACCTAGATGTTGCTCTTGATAGAAACCAAGCAAGAGAAAGAAAACTTCCAACTGAATTGGTTAAATCATCTTGGCAGGCTGTTCAAAATAACTTAGGTAAGTTTCAAGGTTTGTTTGGCTCTAGTAACATGCTTGTTGTAGACAATTCTGAATATAAGGAATTTGCTAAGATTGTAAAATCAAAGGCAAGAGAATTTGTAACACGACCTATACAAAACCATATAGCAAAAAAATGGATTAAAAAAGAATTAGAGCTTAGGAAATCAAAATGAGTTTAGGAAACTGGATAGCAGATCGAATCATAGAAGAAGAATCTAAGATAAAAACAGTAGTTGCAATCTATCCTGGTAGGTTTCAGCCAATGGGTGCACACCACGCAAAAACATTTAAATGGCTACAGTCAAAATTTAAAGATGCTTATGTAGGAACAAGCGGAAAAGTACAACTACCTAAATCTCCATTTTCATTTGCAGAAAAGAAAAAAATCATTAATTCTCATGGTATAACAAATGTAGTTCAAGTTAAAAATCCATACAAGGCAGAAGAAATATTAAAAAAGTATGACCCTGAAACCACAGCAGCTGTATTTATGGTTGGTAAGAAAGACGCACAAAGATTAGGTGGCAAGTTTTTTAGACCGTGGAAAGGAAAAGCTGAGGTAGGATATAGAGATGGCGCTTATACAATAATAGCACCTCATGTTAGTATGAACGTACCAGGATATGGAGAGATGAGTGGTACTGCAATAAGAAACGCACTTGGCGATAAGACATTGGATTCTAAACAAAAGGCTAAAATATTTAAAGGAATATTTGGTCATATGAAAAACTATAAGCTTATCATAAATAAATTAGAAAAGCTCAATGAAATAGTAGAAGGATTCTGTAAATCATTTAATTTACAAAAACTTATATCAGAGTCATTAACAACCTCAGGTGATAGTATAGATGATGGACCAAGATATTTTTGGGGAAATCAAGCGGCTTGGAAAAAGTTTGGTAAAGATTTAACATCTAAAACAAATAGAGGTATGGAAGTTTTAAACTATATCTCAGGAGATGAAGAATTCTTTAAACACAACACTGCATTTAAAACAGATTTTTCAGGAGGTCCTACAGCAGCAGTGTCTTATTTCCCTGTAGGTAAACCAGGTGATGGATTTGGTACAAACTATCTTAAGGACAGAGTAGGTAGAGATGCTTATAAAAGATGGCAAAGCTGGTCAAAGTATATTGCAACAAGAGTTGGATACGAATTTGTAAATTATTTAGGAGCAGAGATATCTGCACCACAATCTTTGTCTGAGCCAACAAAAATAAAAGATGGTGAAATAATGAACGAAGGTCTTTTATTAGAAGGCGGAGCATACGGTCATATGTCACATCCATTTGACGATAAGGGATTGAAGTTTGGAGACTTTAAAAATATTATCGATATTTCACTTCAAGGTAGGTTAGATTTAAAAAATGCTGCAACTGAAAAAACAGACGGCCAAAATCTATTCATCACTTGGAATTCAAAGCTTCTAGCAGCTAGAAACGCAGGCGATATAAAGCGAGGCGGTGTTGATTCTAAAGCAATAGCATCTAAATTCGCAGGAAGAGGTAATATAGAAAAAGCATTTAATTATGCAATGAATGATTTATCAAATGCTATAGGAGGATTAAGCGACAAACAGAAGAAAAAAATATTTGATGATGGTAATAATTGGGTGAATATGGAAATCATGTACCCTGCATCTGCAAATGTAATAAACTACGACGCACCAAATCTTCAATTTCATAATGTACTTCAATATAAAGAAGGTAAACCTATAGGAGCTGTAAGTGATGGAGCGAGAATGTTAGCAGGAATGATTGCACAGGTAAATAAAAATGTGCAAAAGAATTTTTCTATAATAGGTCCTCAAATACTTAAGGTAAAGCCTAACCAAGATTTTGGTGCTAAAAAATCTTACTTTATTAACAAGCTTGCTAAGTTGATGTCAAGATATAACATGACCGACAATAACACTTTTGCAGAATACCATCAAGCTTGGTGGTCTGAATTTATAGAAAAGAAAATAGGTGCTGTTGATAATAATACTAGAATAGGATTAATAAAACGTTGGGCATTTTTTGATAAGTCATTTAGACTTGACAAGAAAAACTTTACAGATGAAGACTTGCTTAAAAAGGTAAAGCAGTTTGATAAAATAAAACACGCTGACCAAGTTAAGAAAAATATGCTTCCATTTGAATTGTTGTTTTTTGAATTAGGAGTTGAGGTACTTAAAAATGTAGAAGGCTTCCTTGCAGCAAATCCAGACAAGGCAGTTCAAAGCATTAGAAAACAAGTGCAGAAATCAATATCAATTGTTAAAAAAGCAGGCGACATAAAAAGAATAAATAGGTTATCACAACAATTAAATAAGCTAAACTCTATAGGAGGCATGGATGCAATAGTACCTAGTGAAGGATTAGTATTTATTTACAAAGGCAAGACTTATAAGTTGACAGGAGCATTTGCACCGATAAATCAAATTACAGGTCTTATATATTTTTAAAGGTTATATGAAAAAACTATCAAGAAGTAAGATACAAAGAATGAGAAATCTAGTCACAGGTAATTATGGTGACAAAGTTTCAAAAAGTACAGGTTATAAATCTTTTAATAAGAGAAGAAAAGAAGGTGATGTTTGGGAAGAAAATGGAAAAACCTGGACCATTAAAAACGGAATAAAGCAAAACAAGACCAGGCTCAGAAAAGCAAAGCAGTTTTTAAAAATACCTTTAACGTGTCCTAAATGTAATACACCAATGAATCACCCTGCTCATAAAAAAATGTTTAGAGTACACGGCCACTGTCTTATGTGTCAGACAAAATTTGAAACCAGACTAATGGTAGAGAATAAACACAAATCTTGGCTTGAAAAAGAAGTAAGAAAGAACTTTGCTTCATGGGAAAAAGATAAGCAAGACCAGTTCAATATCTGGTTTGATGAACTAGATTCTGATAAGTACATAACAGAGTCAGGCCAGGTAGAAAACTGGTCAAAAATAAGCGAAGAGTCAAAGCAGCATCTTATAAGTGAATACGAAAAATGGATTGCTGAAGAAAAAGAATTAATGGAAAAATTAATAAAGGAGAATAAAGATGAGTATAATAAGTAAGATATTTTCAAGTGGTGCAACAGAACTTGTAAAAGGTGTAGGTGGAGTTATAGATAACCTTCATACTTCAAAAGAAGAAAAGCTTGAAGCAGAACAAAAAATAAAAGAGCTTATTGCAAGCTATGAAATAGAGATGGAAAAGAATATCACAGATAGATGGAAGGCTGATATGAATTCTGATTCTTGGTTGTCTAAAAACGTAAGGCCTATGGTGCTTATATTTTTAGTTGTATGTACAGTTCTTATGATATTCATCGATGCAGGAACAATTGCATTTGAGGTAGAACAAAAATGGACAGACCTACTTCAATTAGTATTGATGACTACAATTGGTGCATATTTCGGTGGCAGAAGTATTGAAAAAAGAAGTAAAAAATAAAGTATTTTAATTATATACATATATATTTATATATAGGTTATGGCAAATAAAACAGTAAAGCAAGCATTAATAGAGGAATTCAAAAGGTGTTCACAAGACCCTGTATACTTTATGAAAAAATATTGCTTTATACAACATCCTCAAAAAGGGAAAATAAAGTTTGACCTGTTTCCTTTCCAAGAACAATCACTAATAGAATTAAAAGACAATCGGTTTAATGTAATACTTAAATCTCGACAGATGGGTATATCTACATTGACAGCAGGGTATTCTGTTTGGAATATGGTTTTCAGAGAAGACTTTAACGTATTGGTAATTGCAATTAAACAAGACACTGCAAAAAATCTTATTACAAAAGTTAGAGTAATGCACGAAATGTTGCCTTCTTGGTTAAGAGTTGGTACAGAGGAAGACAACAGGCTTTCACTAAGGCTAAAAAATGGCTCTCAAATAAAGGCAGTTTCTTCCGCACCTGATGCTGCTCGTTCAGAGGCACTGTCATTACTTGTAATTGATGAAGCTGCATTTATAGATAAGATAGAAGAAATATGGACATCAGCACAGCAAACGCTTGCAACAGGTGGTTCTGCAATACTATTATCTACACCAAATGGTACAGGTAATTTATTTCATAAAACTTGGGTAGAGGCAGAAAGAGGCGATGGACAATTTAATCCTATCAAGCTTCATTGGTCAGAGCACCCAGAAAGAGACCAGGCCTGGAGAGATATGCAAGATGAATTACTTGGACCAAAAATGGCTGCTCAAGAATGTGATTGCGATTTTGTATCTTCTGGTAATACTGTAATACCTGGTGATTTATTAACATGGTATGTTGACAATATGGTACAAGACCCTATAGAAAAACGCGGTGCAAATGAAGAGCTTTGGATATGGGAATATGCAGATTATACAAAATCATATATGGTAGTAGCAGACGTTGCGCGAGGTGATGGAAGTGACTACTCTGCATTTCATGTAATCGATTTGACAAACATGGTACAGGTTGCAGAATTCAGAGGACAGCTTGGTACAAAAGAATTTGGAAATTATCTTGTTAATATAGCTACAGAATACAACGAAGCTTTATTAGTAGTAGAAAATGCAAACATAGGTTGGGCAGCAATACAACCTGCGATAGATAGAAATTATAGAAATCTATACTATACGTTTAAACATGAAGGAGTTCATGATGCTGCAACGCAGTTAAGTAAAGGTTATGATTTAAAAAATAAAGAAAATATGACGCCAGGATTTACTACATCGTCACGAACTAGACCTCTTTTGATATCGAAGCTAGATATTTATTTTAGGGAAAAAGCGTGCACTATCAAATCTCAAAGATTAATTGATGAGCTTTTTGTTTTTATATGGAACGGCCATAAAGCAGAAGCTCAACGAGGATATAACGATGATTTGACAATGGCTTTTACAATTGCATTATATGTTAGAGACAATGCTATCAGACTGCATACTGAAGGATTGAATATGAATAAAAATGCAATTAATAATATAGTAAACACTAGAGGTGCTTACAAAACGTCCAACGCTAACGGAGACCCATGGAAAATGAAACTG